ATGGTGCTGCTCACCGATGACGCCACCCACGCTGTGGGCCTGGCGGAGCTGGGCAAGTTTGATTCGGCGGCGCAGCAGTTCGTCACCAGCCAGCCGTACACGATCGGCACGATGCTGAAGTCGAGCAACGCCAGCACCTGGACCCCGGTGCAGGAGAGCGACCTCACCTTCCGGATGTACGGGGCCAACTTCACCAGCACCACCCGGACGATCACCCTGGGCCAGCTGCGTGGCGCGACCGTGAGCAGCCTCACCCGCTCGGGTAGCACGGCGACACTCACCACCAGCACGCCACACGGCTTCACCACCGGCCAGAAGGTGGTGATCAGCGGCGCGGCGCAGACCGACTACAACGGCGCCTTCACGGTCACCGTGACGGGCCCGACGACGTTCACATTCACGGTCGCCGGCAGCCCGGTGACGCCGGCCACGGGAACCATCAGGGTCAGCGCAGGCGATGTGACCGACCTGGTGGCGCTGGCTGGGGTGGAGCGCATCAGCAGCCAGACCGATGCGGAGTTCATCTTCGAGCGGCCTGACGGCAGCCAGATCCGCGGCGCCGACAACGCTCGCATCCAGCTGGCTGAGGATCTGAACGTCGCGCTGACCATGAAGGCGGTGTTGCGCGGCACCACCACTGCAAGCCCCTACCTGTTCGCCGGCAGCCAGTCCGTCTTCGGCAACCTCGGCGAGAGCGGAACCTACATCAGCCGAGCGGTGGCATGCGCCGCTGGCGCGAAGGTGAGCTGCACCTTCGAGTCACTGCTGCCAGGCGCATCAGGCGTCACGGTGGAGTTCCAGAAGAGCGACGGCACCTGGCAGGCGGTGGCGCTCACCAGCAGCTCTGCCGTCGGAGATGGCTGGGTCGAGCAAATTCACACGGTCGCTAGCTTCACGGCCGGCGGCACCACCACCCGGGTGCGCCTCACGCTTACCGGCGCCGCCGCAGCCCGGCCGCAGCTGCGTCAACTCCGTCTCGTTGTGATCTGATCTCATGCCCATCGACGACCGCACGACGAACCGCAACTATCAGCTGCCGAATGCCGGGAACTTCCTGGCCGACGATGTGGCGCGCCTGCGCGCTGCGCTGACCGCCATCGACGCGGATGTGTTCGCTCGCTACACCAAGACCGAGACCGATCAGAAGCTGGCGGATCTGATCAACGGTGCACCTGGCGCGCTTGACACGCTGAACGAGCTGGCCGCTGCGATGGGGAACGACCCCAACTTCGCGGCGACGATCACCAATGCGCTGGCCGGCAAGCCCGGCTTCCCCGACGTGTGGACGCGCGCGCAGGCCGACGCTCGCTACCTGCAGGCCATCACGCAGGCTGAGAACGTCTTCACCGGCACGGGGAGTCAGACCACTTTCACGCTGACCCAGGCGCCCCCATCGAGGGAGTCCCTGCTGGTCTCGGTTGACGGCGTGATGCAGCCGACTGCGGAGTACACGCTGAGCGGCACGGCGCTGATCCTGAGCGAAGCGCCAGCAAGCGGTGCGCGCATCCGTGTGCTGATGCTGGGCGTCGCGGGTTCTGTGCAGAGCGCGAGCACACTGTCCTTCGCGCAGGCTGGCACTGGCGCGGTGACGCGGACGGTGGAAAGCAAGCTGCGCGATGTGGTGTCCGTGAAGGACTTTGGCGCCGTGGGGGATGGGGTGACAGATGACACGGCGGCCATCCAGGCTGCCATTAACTTTGCAAGCACTAAGGTCACGGGTTGCTCCGTTGTCGGAGATGGAAACTTCAAGGTCTCATCGACTCTTGTTGTGCAGGGTGAAGGCGTTGAGCTTGCCGGAACATCTCCTGCCTCATTTCGCTTGATTCGGAACACGGACTACGGATCAACCATCGTCTTTGGCAACGTTGCTTCGCGCAAAGGTTGGATGGGATTGCGCAACGTAACCATCGACAATTACGGAACCATGACGTCTGGTTCACACGCAATTTTCGATAATTGCTACTCCCCAAGAATCAGCGGCTGCGTCTTCAAGAACGGGTTTAACGGCGTATCTCTTAGGGGCGTCAACGAGGGGTACTTTAACGACACCACGATTTCTGACAACGCAACAGCGGCAACTACAAACAGAAGCGCTTGGGTTATTACGGTCTCCAGTGTTGATGGAGGGTANAGCGGGGATTTGTTTTTCTCCAACATTAACTGCTGGTGTGGGCTTAAGGCGCCAGGGCTAGGCACTGCAATTACCCCTGGCCTTGATTACGGATTCAATGTTCAGGCCGTAGATGGTCTTTGGCTTAGCAACGTTCACGTGATCAGCACAGCAGTCGCCAACTACAACTTTGGCAACTCATCTGCCTATCCCGTGCTGAACATTTACGCCACTCAGGCAATGTCGGACATCTCAAGGGGCGACGGGCTGCGCCTTTCTGGGACTGCCACAGTGGNCACCCTTCAGTGGCAGGGGCGCGTCAGCGCACTGGGCGAGAGCAACGCGACGTCACGCGGAATCTCAATCACCTCTCCATGCAACGCGGTCGTGCTTCAATGCGCCGTCGATGGATTTGATGCAGATGGCATCTACATCAACAACGCTAACGCCGTAAACATTGACATCGTTACGCCTCAGATCAGGTCAAACGATTTTGATAACGGTGGAACGTCTGGCTCTGGCATTTACATCTTGTCCGGCAAGGAAATCACGGTTTCCGGCGGGCACATTAAAGGAGACTCCGTTCAAGACTGGGGGATCAGAGTGGGAGCTGGTGCGTCTGAGGTCTTGATTAGCGGCGTAAGAATTGAAGACCACATCTTGGGTGGCATCCAGCTGAACTCTGGCGCTTCGCAAGTGACGATTGCAAACTGCGACCTAAAGAACAACCAGAACGCAGGAGGCCAAGCACTTTCGTACTCAGGCGGCGTGACGGATCTAATCGTCGACAACTGCCTTGGCGTAACCCCGCTGACAGGCTCCGTCACTTGGGACCCTGGTTCGCTTGGGGCCGGAGCCATTGACTTTACGTCGATGACCATTCAAGGAGCGCAGGTTGGCGATCCAGTGTTCGTAACCGCGACGACTGACCTGTTAGGGCTAAACCTTTCGGCCTACGTTAGTTCTGCCAACACCATCACCGTCATCCTTTCCAACATCGGCAGCGGCGTCACCAACCTACCCAGCGTGACCGTCTACGCCCGAGTAGACAGGCGGTTCTGATCACCTGTGCCCACCCCTCACCCCTTTACCCCCTGAGGACCGATGACTAAATCACGCAACCTGGCTGACCTTGCAGCCTTACCAGCGCCGAGTTCGCCAATTACCGTGGCGTGGTCCGTTCGGAATCGAGACGCTTGACAATGGTGACACTTTCCATCGCCACCCAAGAAGCCCTTCGCCGCATTGCGGCATCCCCTAAAACTTCAGAACAACCTTTGGTCAGCCGGGTCTTGCCTCCCAAAAAAGCAATGAACAAGCCACGAGCCTTGGCCAAAATCATCAATTTCGCCATCTGACCCATGCCTCTCCAACGNATCCCCGGTTCGATGGTCACCGATTCGACCATCGCCAACACTGATCTGGCCTTTGATGGCGGCGCGCTGAGCGGTTTACGCAACGCCATCATCAACGGCAACTTCGATTTCTGGCAGCGAGGGCAATTACAGACCGGCCTTGGCTACCTCGCCGACCGCTGGACGACTGGGCGCTCAGGCAACAGCGGCACAATCTCGCGCCAGAGCTTCACCGTTGGGCAAACGGACGTGCCCAACGAGCCGGCCTACTTCTACCGCAACATCATCACGTCCGTTACCGGCGCATCGAACTTCACCAACCTGTCGCAGTACATCGAAGGCGTCCGCACCTTCGCCGGTCGCACCGTCACGGTCAGCTTCTGGGCGAAGGCCAGCGCAGCGCGGCCGATCTCTGTTGAGCTCAGCCAGAACTTCGGCACTGGCGGCACACCCAGCGCTGCAGTCACAGCCCTTGGCGTCACGAAGGTCACGCTCGGGACCACCTGGCAAAAGGTCACGGTTACCGCAACGCTGCCCTCGATCAGCGGCAAGACGCTCGGCACCAACAACGACGACTACCTGGCGTTGACGATCTGGTTCAACGCTGGCAGCAGCTTCAACTCCCGCACCAGCACCCTGGGTCAGCAGTCCGGCACCTACGACATCGCGCAGGTGCAGGTCGAGCCAGGCCCTGTCGCCACACCGTTCGAGCGCCGGCCGCTCGCGACTGAGCTCAACCTCTGCAAGCGCTACGGCCAGTGGGTGCCGTTCAATATGCTCTTCTACGCCTCAGTCGCCGGCCAGTATCTGGAGTCGAGCCTCTCGTGGCACGAGATGCGGAAGACCCCCACTCCTGGGACGCTGGAAGCTGACCC